TCCTTATGATCCCAGCAAATGGTCTTCATGGGCTATTTATAGAGATGAAGAAAGATAAAAGTGCAAGATTACAACAAAATCAAATAGACTTCCTTAATTTAGCAGAATCAATGGGTTATGGAGCAGAAGTGGCTTATGGATTTGAGGAAGCACAAAAAATAATACAAAAATACTTGCGCGAAGGATAGAATTCGTTTAATAATAAAAAGGACAAGACAAAAGAAGGGAAACTAATTGCACTACTATCAACACAATATATCAGACTACAGAGCTGACACAGGGCATCTAACCTTATTAGAGCATGGTTGTTATCATCAACTATTAGATCAATACTATCTCAATGAAGAACCACTTCCATTAGATATAAACAAAATATTCCGATTACTTACTGCAAGGACACAAGATGAAAAGGATGCTATTAAAAATGTGCTTAAAGATTTCTTTATGGAAACTGAAGCTGGTTTTATTCAAAGAAGGTGTGATGATGAGATTAAATTCTATCACGAACGGATAGATTCTGCGGCGGCAGCAGGTCGTAAGAGTGCCGAGAAACGGGCGAATTCCAACGGGCGTTCAACGGGCGTTCAACGGATGTTCAACCAACTAATAACTAATAACAAAGAACTAATAACTAATAACCATATAGATATATCATCCGATTTTGATATATTTTGGCAAGAGTATCCAAAAAAGGTCGGTAAAGAAGCAGCAAAGAAATCTTGGAATAAGATAAGACCTAATTTACAAGATGTTCTTAAAACCCTAGCTTGGCAGAAAGAAAGCAAGCAATGGTTTGAGAAGGGTGGACAGTTCATACCAAATGCCAGCACTTATTTAAATCAGCATAGATTCTTGGATGAGCCGTCTGTATCAGTAACATTTTAGGAAAGACAATGATAAATGAAATCTTATGTCTATCAGCAATTATGTTTGGCGAAGCTCGCGGTGAACCTGATGTTGGAAAAATTGCAGTTGCTTATACTGCGATTAACCGCAAAGCCGATCCAAATTATCCGAAAACTATTTGTCAAGTGATGAAACAACCAGCTCAATATCAGTTTCTTGATTATGGGATGCCTACACAAACACAGATAGCTTATTTAGAACCGCTTGCAAAAGCGATTTTAGAAAGAAGGATAGATGATCCAACTAGGGGTGCAAAATGGTATCACACCAAGCAAATGCAAAAACCTTTTTGGGCAAGACAAAAGGCAGTTAAGATAGCGATAGCAAATCATATATTTTATTAAGGACAAGAAATGACACAAGATAATACAATGGGAAATTTAGAAACTTGGGTTCGTCAGTTAAATGGCGAACTCAATGTTGAAGATGTAGCAAAGACGGCAGTTCCACCAAGGGAAGATATAGTTGCACCTTATTCCGTATTTTTAAGAGCTTATGACAAAGTAGGTCTTTGTGCAGCCACCAACAAAAGAAGATCAAGTCGATGCAATATTGAATTTGTCTTTGATGGAAATACTAGAAGTCTAAAATCAGTTAGAATGATTAATAATGAAAAATAAAGAACCAAATATTAAAGAGTGGGTTTTAAAAATTCATAAACAAACTCAAATTGATCTTGAGTATAGAAAACAATTAGCCCAGGATGTTAATGAGCTTGTAGAAGCATTAGATTGGATTGTGGATACTTTTACAGAGGGCGATCCAAGATGGAATGATGTCCCTTCTATTAGGAATGCAAAAGTAATATTAGAAAAACTTAAAGGATAAGATATGGAAACTAAAGCTTGGTTAATAGAAGAAACAGGTCAAAATGGCGAGATAGTTTGGAAGATGATTTCATTCTTTGAACCTGATAGCCTGGAGTGGATGCGCGACCTTAAAGGTAAACGCCATAATCTTACAATCACTAAATTAATAGCTGGTGAATCTAAAACAATTAACGGAGTTGAGAAGAAATATGATTCTTCAAAATTTGTGGTTGGTCTTTAAAATTGTTGGTTTTATTCTGTGGGTGGTTATATTCTTGGTTGTTACACTCATCTTATATTTCCTATGGGAAGAATTTAATGGTTAGTTTTATTAATATTGCAATCAAAATATTAATATTAGGTGGATTTTTAGGACTATTACTAGGATTATCATTAGTGCTAGAATTAACATTTATAAGATGAATTACTCAATGGAAGTTTTATTTAGATACTTGGTCTTTGATGATTTAGGCGAACCCATTCGAAGATTTAGAACAAAGCATGAAGCCGAATGTTATATATTGCATAGGGGCAATCATAGGATTGAACGATTGCCAGCTTTACCGAAAGAAAATGTATTTGATTTAATTACAGACGAGCCACCTTTTTAATAGGATAAGACATGAATATAGTATCTTACGGAGCAGGCACTAATAGCACCGCATTATTAATTGAAATGATTAATCGTGGGATTCCATGCGATTTAATTACTTTTGCAGATACAAGTGGCGAAAGACCTGAAACTTATGAATATTTAAAAATGTTTAGTGAATGGTTAGTTTCAAAAGGATTTCCTGAAATAATTTCAGTTAAAGCAGAAACACCAAGCAAAGTTATGGGGCTAGAGGAATTTTGTTTAGGACATAAAACACTACCTTCAATTGCTTTTGGTTATAAAAAATGTTCTCAACAATTTAAAGGTGAGCCACAAGATAAATATATTAAAAATCATCCTATGGTTAAAGAAACTTGGGCTAAAGGTGAAAAAGTTAATAAATTTATTGGGTATGATGCTGATGAGCCACACCGAGCAAATAGAGTTTTAGATAAAAAAATTACAGATAAATTTGATATGCAATATCCATTAGTTAAATGGAATATGGGCAGAGATGAATGTATTGAATCTATTAAAAATGCTGGATTACCTTTGCCTGGCAAATCAGCTTGTTTTTTTTGTCCTAGCACAAAACCAAAAGAAGTATTGCAGTTAGCTCAAACCCATCCTGACTTATTGGCTAGAGCAATAGCAATTGAAGATAATGCACAAGAAAATCTTACAACAGTTAAAGGATTAGGTAGAAACTATTCTTGGAAAGAATTAATAAAATATGACAATGCACAAATGAAAATGTTTGCACAAGAAATTCCTTGTGAATGTTACGATGGGGATTAAATATGAATGTAGAAGATAAGACAGGATTTAAACAAATGATGGACACAGTAACAACTCTCTATCAAAAACAACCTTTAGATATAGATACACTTCGAGTTTGGTTTCATAAGTTAGAACGATTTGAATTCCTTCAGGTAACAAAAGCTTTTGATAAATGGGTAGATCAATCTCGATTTATGCCAACTCCATCAGATATATTGACATTGGTTAAAGAAAAGCCAATTGAGTATATGAAGCTTGAAGCACCGAAACTATCTAAAGAAGAAAATGCGGTATATGCAGCAAATGTAAACAGATTTGTTAAAGACAATAATGTTGAGGATAAGAAGCTAAAAGATATGAGAGCTTGGGCGCATCGTATTATTGCTAACCCAAAAAAATATCCAGCAATCTCACTTGAATTCGCAAAGGAAGCCGTAAATGCAAAATAAATGGAGCAAGGTTAGTAAATATTGCATTGAGCGCAATAATTTTTATATATCCCGATATACTCTTGCGGATGGCGCAAATAGATATGTTTTATGGGATTCAAACAAGATGATTAAAATACACGATGACGCAAAGGTGCTAAAAGATGAAGCAGAGAGATTGGATAGTGAGCAGTCAGAACTTGCCCCAATTAATGATTTATTTGGAAGAATTAATCAAAGAAGGCAAGACACCCCAAGTTACAATCAAAGAAAAGGTTAGTGGCGATAAGCGGTCTATTGAAGCCAATAAGTTTTTGTGGGGCAGATTATATAAAAGCATTAGTAATTTTACAGGCTATCTTCCAATGGAAGTGCATTTACTTTGTGGACATTTATTTCTTACAGAACAAAAAATGATTAATGAAATTCAAGTGCCTTATGTTCGTTCAACAACAGATTTGACTGTGCAAGAATTTAGTTTATATATTCAGCAAATAGAATCTTATTTCGCGCAATTAGGATGGTCAATTGACTAAAGATGAAAAAAGACACTATGAAAAGCTATCTCAAATTGGTTGCATTGTTTGTCGTAATCTTGGGTTTGGTTATTCAGTTCCGCATATTCACCATATACGGCATGGGGTTGGATTGGCTATGCGTAGCCATTGGAGTTTGGCTATCCCTTTATGTCCTTTGCATCATCAGCATGGCGGTCATGGTGTGGCGCTCCATGCAGGTCAAAAGACATTTGAAGAAAAGTATGGAACAGAATCAGAGCTTTTAAACCAAACTTTAACAATTTTAGAGGTCAATTTATGATAGAATTATTATTCGGTGTTATTATCATGGCAATAGCCATTTATCTAATGAATAGGTAATCTTATGAAAAAAGTATTTTCAATCCACGAAGCTGAAGTAGTATTGCCAAGCGTTACTATTGGCGAATTTTTCCTTAAATTACTTCATGCAGCAACCAATGGTCATATTCTACATTTACAAACCAAATCATATTCAGAACACAAAGCACTGCAAAAGTATTATGAAGGATTGCCTGATCTTGTGGATTCAATTATTGAAGAATGGCAAGGCGCATATCAAGAGATTGTAGAATATCCAGCAACTTATGAAGCACCTAATTCTGATGCACTAACAGAAGTTATGGCGGTAAAAGATTTTCTAGTAAAGAATAGAGCCGTTGTAGGTGATTATAGTTCTATTCAAAATAGTGTTGATAATCTTATGTCGCTTTTTGATTCAACTATATATCGTTTAACTTTTTTAGATTAATGCCAACTGCCCCGCTCAATACAAAGTGTCGGGAGTTAGGTTGCAAGAATGAAAAGACTAGCCGATCCACTTTTTGCAATGAGCATGGTGGGGCTATAACAGACAAAGGCAAAGAGAATAGTAAGCTTTATTCAACTGCCTTTTGGAAGAAACAAAGAATAGCTCAATTAAGCAAAAAGCCATTATGTGCAGCTTGCTTGCTTGAAGGTAAAGTGGTTCAAGCGCTTCATATAGACCATGTATTTCCGCATAGACAAGATCAGAGTAAGTTTAGAAGTAATCTGTTTCAAAGCTTATGTCAGCCGCATCATAGTTTAAAAACACAAGATGAAAACGAAGGCAAGTATTTATATTATTCTGACAATGGATTGATTACTTATACGGATGCGGACTATGGGCAAGTTACTGACGAAACAGAATCTTCGCAAAATATATAAAGCATTATCATCTTTACCGCCATTTAATGAAATGCGTGGTATGCCCCAAGCGCATCGTATAACATTTTCTGTAATCAATACTAATGAAGTGATGGGATATTTTCATACTCATCCTATGAGAATTGAAATAGATAAGATGTGTGATACTTGGGATAAGATATTTGTAACCATGCTTCACGAATGTTGCCATGTTTATTTATACTATAATGGATATGATGATTACGATCAGCATGAGGAAAGATTTAAGAAGTTAGCAAAAAAAGTTTGTGATGTTTATGTTGGACTTAATATAAAGGAGTTTTAATATGGGTGGAATTTTAGGATTAATATTGCCAGCATTAGTGCCAGCATTTACGGATGGAGTGCGTGGTATATTTGCCAAGTTTACAGGTGGCGCAGGTGGACAACCACAAAATATGCAAGAGCGCATTCAATTAATACAAGCAGAAACAGAAAAGCTTAAAGCATTAGCCGCATTAGATACACCATCAGGCGAGCCATCAAAGTGGATTGTCGATTTAAGAGCATCATACAGATATGTAATTATTACGACTATATTGATTGCTACAATATTTGTAGTTTATTCGCCAGGCATACAATTAGGCATTGTGTCAGTATTTTTAGATATGACAGGTGCATGTATGAGTTTTATTATTGGTGAAAGAATGTATTTAAGTATTAAAAAATGAAATTATCAGAACACTTTACTTTAGATGAATTGACTTTTAGTGATATTGCTAAAAGACATTCTTTGGATAACAATCCTGATAAATTTACTATTGCTAATCTTACTCGCCTTGCCGCTTTACTTGAAGATGTTCGCAATTTATTTAATCAACCTATTCGCATTAATAGTGCTTATCGTAGTATTACAGTCAATTCCTTATTAGGTAGTAAGCCAACAAGTCAGCATTGCATTGGATGTGCTGCTGATATTAGAATAGATGGATTAACTCCCGATCAGATTGTTAAAAAGATTATTAAGAGTGATATACAGTATGACCAATTGATTAGAGAGTTTGATAGTTGGGTGCATATATCTGTGCCTAATGGTGAAGGGTATATAGCGCGCAAGCAAGCGCTTATTATAGACAAGTCAGGCACACGATCATACGCATAGATGAATGAGTATGTGCTATGTGATATACTATGTGCATTAGACTATGTTAAGTGGTTAGTATTAATATATATAACTATAAGAGGATGGCAATGGATAAGACAGAGATATTAAGAACTGCTAATGAATATATAACTAAAGACAGACAGACTACTCATGGTCATGCAGAGAATAACTTTGCTAATATTGCTAGGCTATGGTCTGCATATCTCGATCATCCCATCACTCCTCAAGATGTTGCAATACTAATGACACTACTCAAGATAGCTAGATACAAGCACAGTCCATCGCATGTTGATAATGCTATTGATATGTGTGGGTATGCAGCATTAGCAGGCGAGCTAGGGCAAAGGGGTATAAATGACATCAAGTAACAACGCTAACCCTATGAATAACTTAAACATTTTGGGGTGGCTAAACGAG